CGCGCGCGGCCAAGGGCAGGCGCCCCGAATGTAATGAGGAGACCGTGAAACGGTCGGGTGCCGAGACCCGCGGCCACAGAGTTTGCGACCGCTGTCGCAAAGCACATAGGTAAAGCTATCATTCGTCGTCACTATCGTGATCATCATCTCCTAGGTTAACAATATGCCACCTATCAGCACTTAATTTTGTCATGTCATCAGGTTTAAAATTAGCGAAACAGATTAAATGAGGCGGGTTAAAGATTTTAACACCCGTCTCATATTTTGTATTACAAACCATGCCGTTTTTAATACTTTCTAAAGCAGAGTAAGAAACATGCCCCTCGTTAGCCCTAGGAATGTCAAACAATACACAATTACAATTATCCATATCTTGATTAAATACTAAATTCATGATATCGGCCATTTTACCACCACTACAAAATAGAGCTTTATGTTTAACAACACAATATTTAATAAATGCACTTTTGCCTATATTGCCTTTTTTGTCATAAAACCAATGGACAGTGCGATCATCTGGCTCGGTTAAAATCATGGTTTCTATGTCTTTTTGCCATGGATATAAATTAGTAATAATTTTGATAGGTCTAGGCATACCATAAGAATAAACAATATCGCCCTGTTTAGAACAATAGGCTATATTTTGCTCCTTTGTGCCTTTACATTTTTCCCAATGAATGCGGTCATTTGAAAAAATGCTTTTAGGCCTAGATTTAGTTTTAAATTCTATATAGCCTTGAAGGTGAGGCGTTTCGTTTTCACCTTTTTCATTACCAATAATGCATGACTTGCATTTATTTGGAACTATGGAACTAATAGCATGTAATTCATCATTAGTCCAATTATTCAATGTAAAACACCAGTGAATAGATGGCGAAATTTGTTTAGAGGAGGGGGTTTTAGTATTACCCCCCTCCGGAACTATTGGAACTACCATGATAATATAATAAAAGGCAATTCTTTAAGTAGTTTTCAAAAATATAATATAAAGACAAAACATGTATAATATAGTATAAAAATGCCCTATGGTTTCTACCTCCGTAAGAACTACCGGAAATACAGAAAGGTCAAAGCCAAACCTTCGATGCCGGTTAAGCCTGTATATAAATATAGCAATAAAAAAGCGGTCGCTAAAAGGGGTCCGCGTGCTTCATTTACTCAAAAGGTGCAAGCAATTATTAGTAGAAATAATGAAAACAAATTCACACAGACATTAACAGCAACTAATCCAGTTTCATTATTTACAGCCGGTCAATTTAATTTTTTTGTATGGACGCCAGGACAAGATGTAGTAAATAATAGATTATTTAATTTACAAAGTGGATCACAAGAAGGGCAGCGATTAGGTAACGATATAAAATTAAAAAGGTGGGTTATTAAGGGAATAATTGAACCTAAATATAGACCAGGAGAAGGAACACCATTAGATAATGCTACATTAGAAAACTCATACGTAGGTTATGTAGATGTATATTTCGGTAAGTATTTAAAAAATATCGCTCCTATAAGCACAACATTAGGAGGATTATATCAAAACGGAGTAACAACATCTACGCCTGTTTGTAAATCAACAGACATGTTAAATCCAATAAATAGAGATGTATATAAGGTATATTATCATAGGCGTTTTAAAATGGGCGCTGCAAGTGATCCTAATACATACAGCGGAAGCGTGCCTAGTGTATCTCATCCAGCGAATAATGATTTTAATGTTTCAAAAACATTTGGATTTGATGTATGTAAATATATATTAAAAAATAAAGTTTTAAAATATAATGATGGAGGTCTCACATCACCATTTGAACCCCCGCAGAATTTAGATATAGTAAATTTATCAGTATGGGCGACATTTACACCGTTACAAGGTCAATGCTCGGTATTAGGTAACGGGACAACAGGTTTTAATTTTTGGCAATTAAATTGTTTATCATATGCAGAATACGAAGATGCATGAAAAGGTATTATACTATATCATAAATATTTACGATATAATATAGCATAAACGTAGCGGAAATTGAGCGTAGCTTATAACACTCGCGCGCGGCCAAGGGCAGGCGCCCCGAATGTAATGAGGAGACCGTGAAACGGTCGGGTGCCGAGACCCGCGGCCACAGAGTTTGCGACCGCTGTCGCAAAGCACATAGGTAAAGCTATCA